AGATTTGCTGCTGCATCGCCAAATGCTTGGTCAAATCCTACCATAGTGGTAGCAGACTTAAACGCTGTATACAGTGCATCTTGAGAAACCATTTCTTGATTAGCGTTAGCAGCAACTCGGTTGTAATATCTTAACGCTGTTGTGCCACTAATCATTAATTCGGGCCTAATTCCACCATATTTCCACATAGGGAATGTGTAGCCATCAATATCCGCAGCATCATAGACTACAGCGGTACTGGCTAGTCTTTTAATTTGAGAATCTAAAAACTCAGCGTATTGACCCATAGAGGATTCTGCCATGCCTACTTTTTTCTGCTCCACTCTAATGAATAGAGAAAACTTAGCATCTACAGTAGTAAGAGGTACATTCCAAACCATGAGTGTGACATAGAGGTGTGGCGAATACCAAGCATTCGTAGGCATAGCAGAAACAGCATTGTTAGGGAATCGGGAAATCCAAGTTTTATTTTCCTGTTGGCTATCGTTTAAGGTTAAATTAGTAATTCCAATTTCTTTGTAGAGAATATTAGGTTCCCCTGCCATTTGACCGGAATTACCGAAAGAACTCAAACCAGCATTAAGCCCCCAAGCCTCAGCAGTCTGTAGCATAGGGAATGGGCTAACAAACAATTGATACCCGACATTGTTTTCATAAGTAATGTCATTCTTTAACCACATGCCACCGTTATCATTGAAGACATCAATAGAAAGGACTCCATGCCTGAATCCATCTTTAATATTCAACTTTCTAGTTGCATAGCCAAATCCTTGGTCATCTGTTGTAATAGTAGTCTGCAGAGTATCTCTAATTTCAGTAATAGGCATTATTTTTTCCTCCCTTTCTTGAATGCTTTAGCCATAGCTTTAAGGTTTAATTTACCTTTATTCTTGCCTGATTTGAACTTAATGTGGTTCTTTTTCTGCTTAATGTAGCGTTGCCATGAGTTTAGTTTTCGCTTAGGCTTATTTGGCATTACATCTTGAGCCAAAATTACCTGTCCTGCCAACTGTGCATCGGGTGTAATTATTGGCTTAATACATTCACCTTCTTTGATGAATATTTGGAAAGTAGGTTCTCTACCTTGTAGCATAGCCGAGTATTGATACGCAGGAATTGCAATCATATCAATAGGAACAATTCGCTCACCATCCGCAAGCACGAATCCGAGAAGCCCACCTGCGACAGCACCTCCAGCAGCACCCCAAGGGCCAAGAGCCGCACCAAGAGCCGCACCTTCGGCCGCTCCAATAGCCGCTTGCGCATAGGGGTTATCAATGGCTTCTTCAGCAACTTTGGCACCACTTACTATTCCTGCTCCACGAGCAAACTTTGTTTTAGACAGTGCCTCAAGTGCCTCTTTCGCTACTTTGCCTTTGACCAACTAAAGACCCCCATCAAAGGTCTTGAGCCTGAGAAAGTATTTCGTTCATTCTAGCAGTAGAGATAGAAACAGGTTCTGCGATAAGCATGATGTCTACTTCAAGAGTACCATCAGCATCTCTCTCCCAACCATCAGCAGCTACGCCAACTAGCAAATCAGAAACTACAGTGTAACCTTCAGGATGAAGGTCTTTTGGCCCGTACCAGTTTTCACTAATCCAAATTCCACTGTCACCACTAGTATTTACTCCAATAGACTGCATAACTTCGTAAACGCAAAGTACATCGGGGCTCGCAATTCCGACCTCAGATGCGTTTTCATATGCCCTTGTGGTTGCATATAGTTTCAAACCAGCCAATTCTCCTGTTGAACCACTAACACTTTGCCAGTTTCCAATAGGTGCCCAAATTCCTGTGTTGTCTAAAGTTGTCCCAGTAGGTCTTCGAATTTGAAATCTAACTTCTTTGACCGCTAATCCTTGACGGTTTACAGGGTCAACATATGAACTCAAGTCTATTCTTCCGTATAATGTGGTTCGCTCTCCACCTGCTTCTAAATTAAATTGCATTCTGTCTCGCAGAATTACATCTCCAGCATTCTTTGCCATGGTTTACTTTTGTTACTACTAGGACTATAAACTATACTTTTCCTTCGTCTTGAACAGGTGGGCTGTCGCATATGCCAATTCCGCCCTGCGGTTGGCTGATTCCGACTCTATTTTTCCGATAGTTATATATCTACAAGCCTCTTCAGCGTAAATATGGGACAAATAGACCTAACCCCAAGCCCGAAGCAGTACCGAAACTTGTTGAAGTTCATCATCAACAATTCTCCTAACAAGAAAGATGTTGAATGGTGCAAAGCACAGCTACGGGGTGAAGAAGAATGACCAAGAGATTCATAGCTGTAACTTCTGATACTAACTTATATCGATTTTTAGATGCACTTGACGATGTTGGCATTTACTATACAGTCTATGGTCACAGCGTAGACATTACTATTGTTGAAATCAAACATGGTAAAATGCCAAAGACATACGAAGATGCACTTGCAGAGGTGGAAGAATGAATTGTAATTGTGAATTATGTAAAAATGAGATTGGCTATTGTTGTGGTCAATATGATTGTAAATGTTTGGAGGAAGAAGAATGACTTGGTATGACCAAGAATGTTATGACACATCTTGTAAATGTGAAGGATGTTTAGAGCTATTAGTTGTGGGGGAAGAAGAATGAAGAAACAACATCTATTCACATTAGACTTAAACTTGATTAAAGAATTACATCGAAGAGTAGCTAGAGGACATCGCTCTCAATTTGTAGAAACTGCTATTCGCAACCGTCTTAACAATCAAGAAGAATATGAGAAGTCGGATTTATCTGATAGAGAAGTTTTCAGATTATGCTTTACTAGGCTAGTTGGAAGAACAGATGCAGCCGCAGAAATGATGAGAGTATTCCTGAAGGAGGAATTGTCTTGAAGTGTTTCAAATGTGGCGCATTGTGTATTACAGATTATATCAAGCAAGACTATGATACTGACAAGATTATTGCAGTGCAGAAAGTCTGTCCTGTTTGTGATTGGCGTTCTTACCCTACTAAGTTACCTGAAAAGATTTAGAACATTAGCGTATTACCGTTGTCAGCAAACTTCAATGGCGGTGCATATGGCCTAATTGGGCCAGCAGTTACACCTTCTACATTCATCAGAGTTATCCATTCAGGTAGATTTGCTGCTGCATCGCCAAATGCTTGGTCAAATCCTACCATAGTGGTAGCAGACTTAAACGCTGTATACAGTGCATCTTGAGAAACCATTTCTTGATTAGCGTTAGCAGCAACTCGGTTGTAAT